ATCCTTATTGACAATCGCACTGACACCACCCGTCACCGCCGCCGCCGCAAGGGGTGAAAGACTGACCCCTGCCGCACCAAGCAACATCGGGGCAAGAAACGCAAACGCCTCTGGCTGTCCTGTGACTGGGTTTCTGGTCAGTCCGCCGGGAACCAAGGAGGCAATGCCTGCCACTTCAGCGGGGTGCATGTGGACAAGCATGGAGTCGCCGTAACGACCATACTTCGCCATCTCGTCCATCATTGGTTTTGCTGGGTATCTATTCATCAGCTTGTCTCTACACCGAACATGTTAAAGCTAAGGCCCGTGCCGCTTGCGTACACCTTGACCACATCGCTTTGATTGAGCGTCAGTCCTAACACGGCAGAAAATGTGTCTGTAGCTGAGACTGACTTATCATAATAAATAAACTGCTTATTGTCTGCTCCAGCACCCGCTACATGGACGCTTAATCTAAATGTCAGTGCGCCAGAAGTGCGGTTGCATACATTAATAGAGCTAACAGTTGTCTGATTCAGGTTAGGCACCGTGTACAGCGTGGTAGTGGTTGTCGCAGACGGGTCAAGTTGGCCGAGAACCTTGATGACATCAGGCATTGCCCGCACCCATCAGAAGAAACTGGAACCGGCGCAGTGCCAGTGACGAGTCCTTATTTGTTTTATTTGTGTTGCCTTCTACAGTTGCTGATATGTCTTGTAGCGACTGCTCTATTGATCGACGGGCAACCTGTTCATTTTCTCGCTCATACTCTGGGCTGGCTACCGGCAGTGTTGTGTACTTAGGCATTAGCGGCGTCCATCCGTTCTAACATCAAATCGCAGATCACCCAGAGTCCAGCCATAGTCCGTGCCGTTGCTGGATATCTTGATGATCATCTCCCGAGTCCTAGCCCTGAGATGAAACTGACCTGTAGTGCTGGCTATTGTCGCTGTGTCCAACAGCGTCTCACTGCTCAGTGGAAAATCTCTGCCCTTGACCTCAAGCGACAGATCAACAGCCGCAGAGTTGCCTCTGAAGGTAAAGTCGGGTATCACCCTTCGTACTGCGGCAAACTGCTCGCCATCGCCCAATCCAATGCCGCCAGAGGCAACAAACGCATTTAGCGGCTCGCCGTCAGCCGTGTGGCCGATCTCATGTGTATAAAGATAATTGTCGCTGGTCAGGCTGTTTGACGCGGCAATCGGAAACTCTTTGGTTGGCGCGTGGATAAACGCCCCGCGATCCAATGTGCCTATAGCCCAGTTGTTCTCTTGGTAGTTGTATGTGACGTAGTTTGTGATGTCTGCGCTTGGTGTCCCTACTGGGTAATACCACGTTACCTCTGAGTCATCAGGGTTTGTTGTAGCGTATATCTTAAATCTCTGCTGAAATTGAAGATTAGAAAACACATGGTCGAGAACCGAGCAAGGCAGTCTCTGTACCGATCCGCGATAGACATAGAACCCTTCCCTATCCATAAAAAACACACTGTCAGCCGCCGCCACTCCAGCCTTGGGCGAAATCATACTGACGTTCTCTGCCACCGGAGAGAATGAGTAAATGAACGGAGCGCCCACAAAGCGCATGGCTTGGATGCCCACATCCGTAAATACCAGTATTTCCTGACGGGTTTTGACCGCTCCGACAATCGTTGTCCCTGTAGAAATCACCTGACCGCCAGCACTGTTCGTTGCTGTTGGCGTCCAATCCACTGCGTTTTCTTGGTCAGACCAGCGGATGAACAGCGGGTCTAAGGTTGATGACCCAATCGGGTTACAACCAAAACAGATAACGTGCCTGTCAATGTCAGACACCATGACCTGAAGCGCCTCAACGGGCGTGTCAGACGCCCCACCCAAGCTGGACAAGGCCACCGCTCTGGTTGACAGACCACTGCTCTCATCCCAGAAATAAACAGAGCTACCCCTAGGGTTGAATATAAGGTCATCGCCAAATGCGTCCTGACTGTACAGCCGTAACTGGTTTGACGAGGTAATCGCCACAGACTCACCGAAAGTCCCAGCACCCCACGCACCCACACCCCAGCCCGTGCTATCTACATAGAAGTTAGTGCCAGTGTTGATCTGGTACGCACCCACTGTAGAGCCGCCACCGTTACCAGAGTCGCTAGAGTTGGCTGTAACTGTCGCGCCAGCGGTGTTCTTGGCGGTGATGTTGTAGCTATTGGCATTCACAATGACGCCAATCTGGTACTCCTGATTGAGTACAGCGGCTGTTACATTGCCGCCCAATGACGCCGCACCAGAGTAAGTCACAAAGTCGCCTTCTACAGCACCATGACCTGTGTCACTTACCACTAGCGTTGACGAGCCATTAGTAGCGGCAAAGGTTACATCGCCAGCAGAAGTGGTAGCCCTGATCGGGGTTACATCCGCCACAGTGCCGCCTGACTCTACATAGAACTTGAGGTTAGTGCCGACACCTAAATACTTGTCACCGTCAGCCGCGCCCCAATCAAACAGTGACCGCGCCACGCCCTTGATCGCCGTGCTGACGTACTTCTGCCAACCGCCTATTGTTTCGACGCGCCCCTTTCTGAAGCGAATACGGTCTGAGTCAAACCAGCCAGAGTCAGCACTGTATTCGGTGCCTTCTTTATCTATCCCCGGTTTGAACTGTATCTTGGTAAGAGCCACTCAATACACCCACATCACTGGCGTAGAGTCTCTGCTGTCTACATGCACAAAGGTTTTAGCCACCCCCACGCCGTGGAACCCATGCTCAATCGCTTTTTTCACAACAATCATGCGTTCCGATCCATTTTTTACCATTATGTCAGCGGCAATGCCCTCTGTATGCTTTCCCGGCTTTGCCTTCCTTGCCTCAATGCTGTGTTGTTTAGACCTGTACCCAGAGGTAATGATGAACGGGAAACCACAGTCATCCCGTAGCTCGTCCAACGCCATCACAAAATCCAAGTCTATCTCGTTCTCGCCTGTCTCCTGACAATCAAAGTCTGACAGCTTGAAGTATCTAAACTCACTCACTCTTTCTTCCCTAGGAACAAACCAAAAGCACCTGTTAGAGCGCCCGTCATCACAGACACCAGTGCCGCTTGCTCTGGGTTGGGGTCAGGCAGGGACATAAACCACTCGACGGTTCTGTACGTCATGCCGATCATGGCAAACATCAATACACGCGGAATGATGCGCCATGCGTTTAGCTGTTCGGGAGTCATTTGCCACCCTTTAGTTTCATCAGCTTATCAGCACCACGGATTCCAAATGACGCAGATACTGCAAGAAATAGTAGATACTGATACCAATCTGGCAGATTATCCAAAGCAGAAAAACTGTCAGAAACGCGCTGAAGAATAGCGGGGTCATCAACAATAACACTGTAACCAAGACAGAAGAGTGGCACCGCCAATACCAAAGTCCAAAATTCGTCTTTCCAGCTACTGGCAGACGCCGCCGCCATCTTGCTTTCCCAATCGGCATCATTCTGAATTACCTGTAGCTTTGCTTGATGTTTAGCTTGCGCTTGCTCATGCCTATTATTTAGAAAGCCGCCGACAAGATTGGTAACCGGCCCGATCAGTGCTTGTAGCATAACGCCTCCTTAGAATGTGGACAGTGCAACCCTTTTCCATGTGTTTGTTGCGACACAGACATATATGTAGTTTGTGTCGTAGGCTATCTCGCCCTTTGTGCCTGACGCTGACGAACTGGCTGGCGTCTGGCTGGTATCTATCCTGATATTGTCGCCCGTGGTGGCTAGGGCGTTGAACGTGCCTGCACCGGGGGTAGACGCGCCTATGTTGGTGCCATCTATGTTTCCGGCATTGATGTCCACAGTAGGTAGTGTTGCCGTACCCGTGGTGCTGAGTGTCGTAAACGCACCCGTGCTGGCAGAGCTTGCCCCAATCGGGGTGCCGTCAATAGCACCACCGTTTACATCAATAGAAGAAAATGAAGACGAGCCTGTAGACGCCACATTGCCAGTAACATTACCTGTCAGGTCACCAGTCACATTACCTGTAACATTGCCGGTTACATTGCCAGTTACGTTTCCTGTTACCGCACCTGTGACGTTTCCGGTCACGTTGCCTGTCAGGTTGGCTGTTACCGCTGTTGCTAACAAGTCAACAAAAACCTGCGTGACCGTCGCACCAGACCCTGTGCCGCTAAACTTCAGCACTGCATCCTTGCCGTTAGCAAGCTCAAAGTCATTTGAGGCGTTATATGTGCCTTGAAACAGAATGACAGATCGGCTCGCTGAAAGACTGTTACGAACAAAAACAATCTTCTCTGCATCATTGGGGGTCAGCCTGACATACGCTGTACCACCAAGATCGCCGCCATCTGTAAGCTCAATAAACTTGTTTCTGCCGTTTGATACAGCGCCATCTGTAACGGGGATATCTGTTGGCGAGCCAGAGCTACCGGCAGACGCTAGGGTCAGAGACAGTATCCCGTTGACAGCCTGATCCAGAATGTCAAAATTGGTGTTGGTTGTATCGCCCCATGTACCAGACTGATCGCCTGTTGCGATCTTTTCTATGCCTAAGTTGGTCGTATACGAACTTGTCATCTATTCACCTATGCCGCTATCTCTGTCCAATTCGGGTCTTGGTTTGGTATGATCTCATTCCATGCCACAACGGATGCGCCTGATGTGGCCCCTGTTGCCGCGACACCAGTTACCTCTACACCTATCGCCCCAGTAGCAGAGGCAACACCAACCTGACCCTGCGCTGATCCCGAGCCAACCGCAACATTGATGCCTGCGCCCTCAGTGACGGTGACAGCGCCTACGCCGCCCGTCCCTGCCAGCCCCGTGACTGCAACAATCGCATCACCGTCAATCGTGATGGAGCCGCCTTGCCCAGTGCCTGCAACACCAGTTACAGAGACATTGGCGTCAGCATTGACTGTGACACTGCCCACCGAACCTGTAGCGGCAAGGCCAGTGACGGACACCCCAACGCCTTGCTCAAAGCTAATCTGAAGGCTGTCATCAGACAGGGTGGCAAACGGCTCTTCAGAGAAGGCCAAGCCCCCTAGCAAAGAACCTCCCGCCTCCAACGATGTTATTGGCATAGAGGCCGAAACGCCTGTCACAAAAACTTCGATAGGTATGGACGCGCTGGTAGTGCCAAATCCGCTCGTAGCGGCGATGCCTGTTACAGATATAGATTGGTCAAAAATTAAAACGCCGACAGAAGTGGTGGCCTGAAGTCCGGTGACAACTGCATCGGCGTCACCATTTATGGATACGCTACCAACACCACCTGTAGCCGCTACACCTGTTACAGCAACCGTAGCTGACGGTGATGATAAAGGCTCAGGACTGCCGAGTGGGCCTGCAGAAAAACCAGCAATACCAAACATTACTTATCAGCCTTAGAGTCTATTTTGGCTTCGATTGTGTCTAACTTTTCAAAGATGCGCTGTATATCCTGTCGAAACTCATCACGCTTGACATACTCTCCAGCTACACGAACCTCTATACCGCTAACATTTGTCTCCAGCTTTCTGACAGAATCCCATAGCGTCTTCATAAGCCACCCAAAAACACCTGCGCCGAGGGTAATGATTGTGTTAATCATGCCTTGATCCATGCTACCCCTTACTTGACACTGCTTCAAAAATAAACGCTATAACTCCGCCCCCTATCGCCACCAGCACGATAATCCAGAACGACTTAATCAGTGTGTCCTTGGCTTCTTGTTGAGCATAGACCTCTCGCTGACGCTGGGCCTGAACCTCTTTCATGCAATTTCTGTATTCTTCAAGACCTTCGTTGCCGTATGCGTATTGCAACAACGTCACTATTTCTTTGCGTTGGTTTTCTATTCTTTTTTTAGCCGCAAACATCTGCGCGGCCTCTGCTTCAACGGACTGAGCGAAAACAATTTGTTTTAGGGGATTTGTGCGCTTTTTCTGGCGCTGACTAGCGTACAAGATATCTGACGCACTCGCCTGCCAGCGAGCCACCACGCTAAAGGTGTCTTCGATGCTTTTGCCAGCCTCTATAAAGGCTTTGACCCCCGCATACGCTTTGGTTGCCGCCGCCGCCGCTGTAATCGGGTCAATCATTGGGAACCTCGTAGACTACATAGGGATCACAGTACGAGCCAAAATACGGCAAGTACCAAGTGTAGGTCTGATCCGACTCGCTATTTAGCTCCTTGTATCTGCATATTCTGTAATGTTCTAGCCTTGTTCTGCTACCTATCGCCCACGTATATACATAGGTGTCCAACACCAAATATAAGACGATAGTTTCCACATATCACGGCTTTGTAGGCCAGTTGATTGTGCCGGGAAAATCTGTCTGCTGTGGCACATCACGCAACGCCTGTCTATACGTTTTCATGGCGTCAGACATCGTGACATCTGCTAAAGCGTAATGATCTGTTTCCATTAACAGAGCAGTACGCTTGGCTCTTTCGGTTGCCGCCAAAGCCGCAGTATTTGCCGTGTCATATGCTGTTTTTTGCGCCGCCACCGTCTGAACATCACCGTTTTCATCGGTGTACTCAGTAAACATCTCACGCTCTACCCACGCATATACCCAGTTGCCTTTGCCGTCCTGCACAGCGCCGTTACGCACAACAGATTCTCT